AAATTATTATCATGACTGTTGATGGTGGTAATGTAACAATGACACAATCAGGTGGTAATTTAAGTTCTGCCAATGTTCCAATTTCACTTATTTGGGAAAATGTTGGTGATAATGCAATGTTAATTTATAACGGTTCAAGTTGGAATGTAATTTCAGTTGATATGCCTAATCAAGGTGCATAACATAATATAGGATAAAGAAAAATGCCAAGTAATTCAAAATTAATCGCAGAGTTGATGAACAATAGTTCAACAATTAGTACGAGTGCAATACCTAACGGTTCTGGTGTATCTATTGGTTCTATTGTGCCATTTGGCGGAACAGCCGCACCAACAGGGTTTCTTGCCTGTGATGGTTCTGCAATAAGTCGAACAACCTATGCAGATTTGTTTAGTGCAATCAGCACCACTTGGGGTACAGGTGATGGTTCTAGTACATTTAATATACCAGATTTAAGAAATGAATTTGTTAGAGGTTCTTCAAGTAATCTATCCGTTGGTAATGCCCAATCACAATCAGAATACGATAGAACAGTAAGGTTCAGACAAGGTGATTGGAATCAAACAAATAATGCTACTATCGGTAGAGTTTTAGATATGTCTAACACTAACAGTAATTGGGGTACTCATAATCAAACTTTTATGGTTGCAGGTATTCAAGAATCAAAAGGTATGAACGGTTATAGATGGAGGGCTGAGACCCAAGGTACTGGTCAAAAAAATGAAATCAGACCAAGAGCTAAAGTAACTTTATATTGTATTAAATTTTAAAAGGAAAAATAATTATGCCACAATATGCTTATGACAAAACAAATGGTAACAGAATAGAAAAACAAGAATCTCCTTTAGAACCTGGAGTATATCTACAACCAGGTGATTCTGTGGATACTGCACCACCAACATTTGACAAATCAACTCATATAGCTAAATGGAGTGATGAAACTAGTAAATGGACTGTTGAAGAAAAATATGAAGGTCCTTTTGCTACAAAAGAAGAACAAGAAGAATATGAAGGAGTAGATTTAACAGATGCTGATATAGCAAATACAAATCCTGCTGATGTTCTTCGTGCTCAAAGAGATGGTTTATTAGAAGAAACAGATATTTTTGCAACAATATCAGTAGATGGTCCTGCAATGTCTACAGCAGTTAGAAATTATCGACAGGCATTAAGAGATTTGCCTGCAAATGTTTCAAATCCACAGATTGCATTATCTGATGATAAAAGAGGTGTAGTATTAACAAATGTAACATGGCCGAATGTACCACAGGAGGTTTTAGATAGAAGGTAATTGATTATGAGTGAAAATTTTATAGTATGTTATGATAAAAGTAATGGAGAAAGAGTAAGAGCATTTGAATCTCCTTTAGAACCTGGTGTGTATCATTATCCAGCAAATTCTACAACTTTAAGACCGCCATTTTTTAATGAAGATACAGAAGTTGTAAAATTTGAAAATGACGAATGGATTGTTAAAGATAAAACATTTGAAGATAAAAAAGAAGGATTACCTTCAAATTTTAACACCATGACAGATGAGCAAAAAATTGCAAACTTCTATGAGTTGGATGAAGATGATATAGAAGCTATAGATGCAAAGATATCAGAAATTGGTGGAAAAGAAAGTCCTGCTTTTGATTCGATTGTTAATCCACCAGTAGAAAATGTTACTGATAGTATGCAACAACTATCATATGTTGAATTAAGAATGAAAGCATATGGTGAGATATATGAACAGATAGAATTTATTACAGAAAATGGATTAGATGCGTGGCAAGATAAGGTTAAAAAAATAAAACAACTTTATCCTAAAAATAACGATATTGTTTCTTGATAAATAAGTTGAAACAATTTAAATTAAATGGAAAATAAAAATGGCAGCTATTATAACTGAAAATTTTAGACAACATAATGCAGAACAGTTTCATGAATCGTTCTCTGAAGCATCACCTTCAAAGTATTATTTGTTTATAGGTAAAGCAACACCTTTCACTTCTGGTACTTCAGGTGGTTCAGATACTGCACCCCCAACACCAGCAGATAAAGTGACAAATGATTACTACTATTGGGATGCAATGACTGGTGCAAACGCAATTGCATCTTCAGATGTTTCATTTACAATCACTAGAAGAAACTGGGCAAATGCAACTACTTTTGATATGTACGAACATGACATTAGTGCATCAAATACTGCAACATCAGGTGCAACTAATCTTTATGATTCTACATTCTATTTTGTAACTTCAGAATATAGAATTTACAAAGTTTTAGATAACAATGGTGGTACTGCATATTCAGGTGTAGAACCAACTTCTACTTCTGCAACACCTTTCTTTCTTGGTGGTTACTACTTACAATATATGTACAGTTTAACTGCATCAGAGATTGACAAGTTTTTAACAACAGACTTTCTTCATGTATCAACAGATTCTACTGTTTCAGCAGCTGCCGTAGATGGTTCAGTAGATGTTGTAAGAGTAACAAGTGGTTCTGGTTATACAGACGGAACATACTATTCACCGATTGATGGTGATGGTTCAAGTGGTATTGTTAAGATAGTTGTAACTGGTGGTTCAATTGCATCTTTTGGTACTGGTGGTACTGCAACAGAAGTTTTTGCAGCTGGTTCAGGTTATACATTTGGTACAGTAGATTTAACTGATGTTTATAGTGATAGTGGATTATCAAGTTCAACAAGTATTGGTTCTGGAACAAATGGTGTAGTTGATCCTGTTATCTCACCTCCAGGCGGTCATGGTAAAGATGCCGTTAGAGAATTAGGTGGTCACTATGTTATGATGAATGTTAAATTAGAACAAGCAGAAGGTGATGACATTACTACAGAAAATGAATTTAGACATCTTGGTATTGTTAAAGACCCATATAATTTTGGAACAACAACAGTTGCATCAGGAACTACTGCAAGACAAACTTATGCAGTAAAACTTGCATCAGCACCAAGTGCGCCTTATGATGCAGATGAAAAGATAACACAATCAACAACTGGTGCAGTTGGTAGAGTTGTTGAATTTGATGCAACAAGAAATATCATTTACTATACACAAGAAAGATATGCAAACTATGGTATTGATAGTACAGGTAATCAAACTGCATTTAGTGGTGCAAATGTAATTACTGGTGCAGATTCTGGTGCAACAGGAACACCATCTGCAACTTCATCTGAATCAGTAACACTTGCAGGCGGTTCATCAATAACTTTTAGTTCTGGATATGCTAATCCAGAATTAGAACCTGATAGTGGTAAGATTTTATATGTTGAAAATCGTAGACCAATATCAAGAGCTTCTGACCAAACCGAAGATATTAAAGTAATAGTGGAATTTTAAAAAATGCAAAAGACAAACTTAAATGTATCCCCATACTATGATGACTTTACAGAAAGTAAAGATTTTCATAGAGTTTTATTTAGACCAGGCTTTTCTGTTCAAGCAAGAGAGTTAACACAACTTCAAAGCATATTACAGAATCAAGTAGAAAGACATGGTCGTCATGTTTTCAAAGAAGGTAGTTTAGTAATACCTGGCGCTATTGGTTTTACAGATGATTATTATGCTGTAAAATTACAATCACAATTTTCTTCAAATGATATATCAGGATACATTAGTCAGTATGTCGGTAAAATAATTACTGGTACTTCATCTGGTGTAAAAGCACAAGTTATTCAAGCAGTTGCCGCTACGACAGATGATCCAATTACTTTATATGTAAAATATGTTACAACTGGTAGTGATAATGTCACAACAGTATTTGCAGACGGAGAAAACATATCAGCAGATGGTGTCATTAGTTCTTTTGGTGCAAATATTGATAGTGCAGTTCTACAAGCATCAGGTGCTACTGCAACTGGTTCATCTGCAAATATTCAAGAGGGTGTTTATTTTGTTCGTGGTAATTTTGTTAGAGTTGCAGAACAAAGACTTATTTTAGATAAGTACACAAACACTCCATCTTATCGAGTTGGTTTATCAATTACAGAAACTTTAGAAACACCAGAAGAAGATAGTTCATTATTAGATAATGCGTCTGGTTCTACAAATGAAAATGCAAAGGGTGCTCATAGATTAAAGATGACTTTAACTTTGGCAAAACTTGCTTTAGATTCAACTGCTGATGAAAACTTTGTTGAATTAATGAGAATCAGTAATGGTGTATTACAAGAGAAAGTAAGAAATACAGAATATTCAGTTCTTGGTGAAACTCTTGCAAGAAGAACATTTGATGAATCTGGTGATTACACAGTAAAAGAATTTGGTGTTAGAATTAGAGAAACATTAAATGACGGATTAAATGATGGTGTTTATGCTACAGGTGCAACAACTGATAGTAACAATACTGCATCAGATGATTTTCTAACAGTAGAATTATCGCCTGGTAAAGCATATGTTCGTGGTTACGAAATTGAAACAGTCGGCCCTACATTTATTGATATTGCTAAACCTAGAGAAGTAGAATCACACAACGCATCAGTAACTCCTGTTGAAGTTGGTAATTTTGTTCTTGCAACAAACATGAATAATGTTCCTGAAGTTGCACCAGAAATATCTGGACAAATAACTCCTTACAACGAGATTTCATTATTTGATACTCAAAATGCGGCTCAAGGTTCTTCAAATGGAACACAAATTGGTGTTGCTCGTGCAAGAGCAGTAGAACATCATTCTGGTAATACTGGAACATCAACGCACTTACTTGCATCATCATCTACAACAGACACACAATTTAAGATTTATCTTTTTGATCTTCGTATGTTTACAACTATCACTATGTCAGCAGCTGCTGATTCAGGTGAATTAGTAGAAGGTGATAAAGTTACAGGTGTAAATACTGGTGCATATGGATTTGTTAAATCTGCAAGTAGTACAACATTACAATTAACATCAGTTGTTGGTAACTTTTCTTCTGGAGAAAAACTTAAGTCAACTGGTTCATCTAGAGCAGATGAGATTGTAGAGAATTCTTCTAATGTAGATATAACAGTTAGTAGTGTAGTTACACAAGACTTTAGTAAAGTAAAACAGTTATTCATGACTGATACAGGTGCAGGTGGTAACTTTACAGCAGATTTAGTTTTAGAGAATGTAATAACAATTTCTGGAACAGTAACAGCCGCATCTGCATCAACAACTGTTAGTGGTTTTGGTACATCATTTACAACACAACTTCGTGCAGGAGATATTATTAATATTCCTGGCGTTGGTGATAAAGTAATTAATTCAGTAACAGATGATGATACTTTAGTTTTAACTGCAAATGCTGGTGCAAATGCAACATCAGTTCCTGCAACAAGAAAGCGTTCAAAGATTAATGACCAGAATAGAAATATTCTTTTAAGAAAATTACAAAAAGATACTATCAAAACATTAAAGACAGAATCTAATTCAGGTATATCTGATACATCAGTAGTTGTAAGAAGAACATTTCAACAAACATCAAACGCATCTGGTGAAATAACTTTAACAGCAGGTGCAAATGAAACATTTAATTCAGTAACAAATACTGATTATGTTTTAAGTGTTCAGACTGCTGGTTCAGGTAGTGGTGCTGATGGTGATATTGTTAATGTCGATAGTTCAAATGTTTCTGTTACAGGTGCAGGTACAAACTCTTTAACTTTCACAAGTGCAGCAATATTTGGAAATGCAGCCGTAGTAAATATTATTGGAACATTAACAAGAACAGCTGTAAACGAAAAAACAAAAACTAGAAATCGTATGCACATCACTAGAGTAATAAATGCTGGTGTTGGTGGTAATGAAGAATACGGAACATCTGCTCATCATAAAGATATTTCATTAGGTCTTGCTGATGTTCACAAACTACATGGTGTATTTGATTCTTTAGATGCAACAACAGATCCTGTTTTACCTCAATGGACTATTACAGGCATAACTGGAACATTTACAAAAGGTGAAAAGATTACTGGTGGTACATCTGGTGCAATTGCAAGAATTATAAACCCAACATCACCAATCACTTTTATTTCTTTAAATGATACTGCATTTAGTTCTGCTGAAACAATTACTGGTGCAGAGAGTGGTGCAACTGCAACACTTGGAACATTTACAGAAGGTTCTAGAAATATTACAAATGATTTTGTTCTTGATACAGGACAAAGAGATAACTTTTACGATATTGCAAGACTAACAAGAAAAGCAACTGCAACTGTACCAATAGGAAGATTACTAATTGTATGTGATTATTTCTCACATGGTACTGGTGATTTCTTTACAGTAGATTCATATTCTGCAATTGACTATAAAGAGATACCTGTTTATAGTGCAACTCGTATTGATCCTGAAGCACCAGAACCAACTGGTGAATATGATTTAAGAGATACAGTTGATTTTAGACCAAGAGTTGCTGATACATCTGCATCAACATCTACAATACAAAATCAAACTGCACATACTATAACTGATTATTCATTTAACTTTGCAAAAAGAAGTTATACAGGAACTGGTTCTTCTACAATAAACATTCCAAAAGATAATTCTAGTTTTACATATGATTTTGAAAATTATCTTGCAAGAATTGATTTATTATTCTTAACACCAGAAGGCGATTTTAAAGTTATTCAAGGTGCTCCTGAAGAACAACCAGAACCACCAAAAGCATTAGACAATGCTATGACAATAGCAAAAATAAATTTAAATCCATTTGTAATTCAATTATCTGATGCCTCTCATACAACATATA